ATAGCTCCCTCCCGTTATTTAATATTCCAATAAAAAGGAGAGACTAATTAAAGCCTCTCCCAGTATTATTTAGCTAAGACCGTAGATTGCTCCACAACCTTTTGGATTACGTACTTCAAGAGTACATTCTTCAACCATCATACCGACAGTTGAGTCACCCTTNTGACCAACGTCAACCTCTTGTAGAGGTCTTAGGTAAGCAGTATTAAACCACATTGGATCATAGATTAATGCACAGAAATCTGCGAGATCTGTAGCTTGGCCAAGATCTGTAGAGTTATCTGCTCTCTTAAAAGTAACTTCACTACTTAGTCCCATAATATAATTAGGAACAACCATAATGTCACCGAAGTCTGACATATAAACGTCAACAGATTGCCTTAGCTTTCCGCCTGCGTCAATATTTCTAACTACTCCAGTATCACTAACCATAAGGTCAGAGAAGTCTCTTCGTAGTTTTGGTGAAAGCATTACTTTAGTAGCTTTACCACCTTCTTCATAGATGCTTTGCATAACAGAATCAATATCTGAAAGTGCAAGAGAACCTTCTGCTGGTGCAGAACTAGATGATGAACCAGATTTAATTCTACCTGTTCCATCGCCTTGAGTAGTTGCATTACCCCAACCACCTAATACTTTAGTAGTACTAGCGTCGTTAATGAATGCTTGGTAACTACCTGCAGATCTTGCAGTATTACCTTGTGCACCTACAGCAGCAGATACATTCCAAGAGTGAACCATATCATGTTCAACATCTCTTCGTAGTTCTGTACCACGTTTCTTAAGCTGGTATGCATATTCGTCTGCAACACCTGCTTGATCAACAGCACGTCTTGTACCAGAAACACCAATAGTCTTAGCGTTAATCTGAGTATAGTTTCCTAGTCGAGTTCTTTCAGGACCCTTCTGCGCAAACTTAGCACCAACGGCTGGAGTTTGAGCTGAACCACCTGTATAAGCAGAAGCAGCTGGCTCAAGATAATCTTGACCTTCAGCTACTCTTGAATCGCCAGGAGTATCTAGTGTGTCTGTTTGCCATTCATGATAAATAGCAGTTGCTTTAGTTTTACCAATAGATGAAGTAAAAGGTGTTTCATCTCTAGTAATCATAGTTATAAAGTTCGCTAGGTCTTCTCTCTGAGATACGTTAGCTGACGTAGCTCTAGCTGGTCCCTGAGGACCTCCAGTACCGCGAACACCAATAGTAGTTGCCATCTTATAAAACCTCCATAAGATTTACATATTAGACAGTGACTGCTCGGCATAACTTCTTAAAAAGGCATCTTGATCTGCTTTAGTCGAATTTTTACTTAAAGCTCTTTTTCTTAAGGCTTCAGCTGCATCAACTTTCTTTTGTTGTGCAGGCCTAGACTTTCGAGTAGGAATCTTTTTAGTAGGTGCTGCTTTTCTTTTAGCAGAACCTTTACTGACTCCTTGCTTTAAAATTCGATAATCATTAACAAACTTAACAATAGCAGGATCAACAATAGTATCTAACACTTGTTCATTGATTCCTTCTTTAAGTGCAAACTCACGAATATCTTTAGCAACTGTTTCATTAAATCCAGGAATTAAACTTGGAATGGTATCATTAAAAACTTTTAATTGTGCATTCCATTGTTGTGTCATTTGTTCCTGAGATTTTTGTGCAACAGCTTTTTGAAGACCTTCACGGTTTCTTCGAGCTTCCCAATATTCTTTTTGCTTTTGTTCTCGTTTGTCTTTAAGATCTCCAAGATCGTATGTGTTACCATCTTTTCGAGCTTCATCAATTTGCTTTTCAAGTGCATGAAATTCTTTTGCATGCTCTTGTTCAGATTTATATAAAACTGCTACAGAAGCTGTTGACATATTGCGTACTTCTTCTAGCTTATTATTATAATCTTCTTCAAAGCTTTTCCTTGCGTCACCAAGTTCACGACCCTTTTTGGATAGAGATTGTTCAGTAGAATAACCTTTAATAAGATCATTAAAAGAAACTTCAGCATCTTGCCCATCGATTTTAATAGATACTTTTGCTTCTAAGTCTAATTCTTCTGGAGTAAAAATTGTAGTATCTTGGGTAGCGGATTCTTCATCGGCATCCTCACCTTCGCTTTCTACTTCTTCAGTTTCAGCTCCTTCTTCAATTTCTTCGGTTACAGATTCCTCAGATTCCTTCGGGTCTTCTTGTTCTGATTCATCTGGGTCAATCTCAGGTACTTGCTCTTCGGGTAGAGACTGTTCTTCATTCGGTACAAAGTCCGAACTAGAAACAATGTCAGCCAGCAATTGTTCTTGCGTTCGACCATCCGGTGCAACAGAGTCATCCTTTGGTGGGGTAGAGTCTGTTCTTGCTTCGGTATTTTCACTCATATTAGCTTACCTCTTTGTTTTTAGTAGTAGGCTTTTTAGAATTCTTTTCTAACATTTTAGAATATCTTTCTTCAAGAAAATATAAATAATATAATTTATCACAATTAAGTTTAGTTTTACCACCACTTCTCATTGCATCATATTCTAAAGTGTTTATCATCTCTTTAGTATATATAAGAGTTTTTCGTAATCAATGTCCCTTTGCATCATTGTCCTCCAGGATATGTGGGATATTCTTCCCGTATGTCTCGAAGTTTATCATTCTTTCTTTGACACTACCAAGTGCCATAGCAGAAGAGTAGAGGAACTCTCGAGACTTTGTTTCATGTGGTTCTGTCTTTAACCATTCAATAAACAAATCAATTAATACTTCGCCATACACTTCATCAAAAAACTCAGTACGTTCTTTTGATGCGAAGTGCCCTTTAACATGGGCACGTCGCGCTAATTCGTCTGGATGAATTTTGTGTTTACCGTATGACTTGTCATTACCCAGCCTCTTCTCGGCTGTCTCACGATACTTGTCCATATATTAGCCGCCAAATGCAGATACTAATAGTGGAGTTACAACTTCTTTTGTTAGGCCAATAGCTAGTACTAATTTAATTCCAAAACTAACTACGCCTGAAAATGTAATAGGATCCATAATGTCCTCCTTAATTTATTTTGATTAATTTAGGTTTCTTTTCTTCTGGAACAATCTTTTCCAGTTTGATAGTTAAAAGGCCATCTTCTAACTTTGCGTCTTTAACTTCAATGTCATCTGCAATAGTAAACTCACGGGTAAACTTTCTATATGATATACCCTTATAAACGTTTTTAGTATCTTGATCGTTTTCTTTTACAGATTTTATTTTTAATACATTCTCTGCAACTTCAACTTCAATATCTTTTTTACCGAAACCTGCAAGTGCCATTTCAATTCTAAAGTTATATTCATCTTCCTTCATAATATCATATGGAGGATATGTTTTAGTTACTCTTGAGCTATGTGCAAGCTGATCGAATAAACGATCAAAGCCGACAGCATAAGGTGTTAATGTATTAAAGTGATCAAATAAAGTTAATGTTTGATTCATAAGTTTTCTCCTTTGTAAGCAAGATTATTAGTAACCCATTAGGCGTTACTATTTGTTAATTATTTTACGTAACCATTCAATATATTTTTGAAGTAATTCCGTACTCATATTAAGATGCTAAATGAATATATAATTTTTCATCTTTTTGCGCAGCTGTTCCATGCGCAGTTTTAACGCTTGTTAATGTTTTAGCAGCATTAGCAAGACCTGATAATATTGTAAAATCTTTTTTCTGTATAGTTATACCAGATTGCTCTACTGTTGATCCTCCAGTTGTTACGTCAAATGTAACAGCAGCATCAGTATCATTAACAATTAATATGCTAGTTCCTGATACGGCTCCGCCTGATTGTGCTGCACCAACACCTGATGCATTAATTGTAACTGTTGCCATTTACAATTCTCCCTGTTGTTGTGGCCCTTGCAATATTTGCTTTGCCATTGTTATTATCTGAGCGTAATTAGGATGCTCAGGTATTTGGGCACCTTCTTTAGTTGCCTTTATTGCAAGGTCAGCCCATTCTTGAAAGTGTTTATCAATAGACACTGCTAACTGTTTAGCGTTATCATCTTGAGTATTTTTAGTTTGAGC